GCCTTCGACCGCTATGTGCGCAAGGGTGATGGCCTTGATATCGAGGTCAAGGCGATGAGCGAAGGCTCCAACGCCGATGGCGGCTATACCGTGCCGCTGGAGATCGAGCGCACCATCGACCGCGTGCTGAGCCAGGCCTCGCCCATCCGCGCCATCGCCAGCGTGCGCGCCATCGGCGGCGCCAGTTATCGCAAGCCCATCACCACCGCCGGCGCGGCCAGCGGCTGGGTCGGCGAGACCGGCAGCATCAGCCAGACCGATACGCCCACCCTGGCGGCGCTGGATTTCCCGGCGATGGAGCTCTACGCCATGCCCGCCGCCACCCAGGCGCTGCTGGACGATTCCCAGGTGGACATCGAGCAGTGGCTGGCCGACGAGGTGCAGATCGTCTTCGCCGAACAGGAAGGCGCGGCCTTCGTCAACGGCGACGGCTCGGCCAAGCCCAAGGGATTTTTGGCCTACACCAACGTGGCGGACGCAAGCTGGAGCTGGGGCAAGATCGGCTATATCGCCTCGGGCGCCGACGGCGCCTTTGTCGATGACGACGAGGCCCCCGCCGATGCGCTGCTGAACCTGGCCTACGCGCCCAAGCAGGCCTATCGCGCCAATGGCCGCTGGGTGATGAACCGCAAGACCGAAAGCGCGGTCAGGAAGTTCAAGGACACCAGCGGCAATTACATCTGGCAGCCGGGTGCGGCGGCGGGCCAGCCCGCCACCATCTTCGGCTATCCGGTGACGGAAGCCGAGGATATGCCTGACATTGGCTCGAACAGCTATTCCATCGCCTTCGGTGATTTCGCCCGCGGCTATCTGATTGTCGATCGGGTGGGTATCCGCGTGCTGCGTGATCCCTACAGCGCCAAGCCCTATGTGCTGTTCTACACCACCAAGCGCGTCGGCGGCGGGGTGCAGAATTTCGAGGCGATCAAGCTCTTGAAATTCTCTGCGTCTTGATTGGTTGAACCCCCTTGCGGTTTCAGCTTCCGCTCGCCTCCCAAGAAGTCGGCTTCGCACGCTGAAACCACCTCCCCCTTCCTGGTGCTGGCGCACCAAAGGGGGAGGCGGGTCTCTGGCATTCCCATCGCGGCCTTGCGGCCGCGTGAACGCGGCGTTTGCCGCGCGGCCCTCGCGATGTTTCCCCGCATCGCGAGGGTTTTTCTTTCAACCCCTCCGTCGGCAACTCGGTCGGCTCCGCCGACACAGCGTTGCCGACACCTCCCCTTCCGGCGCGCCATGCGCGCGAAGGGGAGGCTGACTTTGCGGAAACGAGACATGTCCCTGCAACTGACGTCGCCGCCCGCGGAAGAGCCGGTCAGCCTGGCCGAGGCGAAAGCCTGGCTGCGCGTGGAAAGCGGCAATGACGAGGACGAGTTGATCGCGTCGCTGATCGCGGCGGCGCGGGTGCGCTGCGAATGGCACACCGGCCGCGCCTTTGTCACCCAGGGCTGGACCCTGTGGCTGGATGGGCTGGGGGGCGGCACCGTCGCGTTGCCGCTGCCGCCGCTGATCGATGTGACCGCTGTGACGCTCTACGGCGCCGATGATGCGGCGACGGTGCTGGACGCGTCGGACTACCGGATTGATGCGCCGGGCGGCCGTTTGATCTTTTCTTCGCCGCATCCCGGCCTTCGCGCCGCAGATGCGGTGTCCATCGTCTTCACCGCCGGCTATGGCGGCGCGGCCGATGTGCCCGCGCCCATCAAGAGCGCGATCGGGCAGACCGTCACATGGCTTTACGAGCATCGCGGCGGCGATGCGGCGCCCATGCCGCAAGCCGCGCTGGCGCTGTTGGCGCCCTATCGCGCGGTGCGCCTGTGACGGCCCCGGCAATGTTCCATTCAAACAGGAGTGCAAGACGATGACGGCCCAGCGCGGCAGGGACCTTCTGATCAAAATCGGCGACGGCGGATCGCCGGAAAGCTTCACCAGCGTTGCCGGGCTGAAGGCCACATCGCTGGCGTTCAACGCCCAGACCGTGGATGTGACCAACGCCGATTCGGCCGGCATGTGGCGCGAGCTGCTGGAAGGCGGCATCAAATCGGCCAGCCTGTCGGGCAGCGGCGTGTTCAAGGACGCGGCGTCCGACGCGGCGCTGCGCCAGGCGTTTTTCGACGGGACCACGATGAACTATCAGGTGGTGGTGCCGGGCTTCGGTATCGTCGAAGGACCGTTCCGCATCACCCAGTTGCAGTATGACGGCCCCCATGACGGGGAGGTGAAGGTCTCGCTGGCGCTGGCGTCCGCCGGCGCGCTGGCCTTCACGGCTGCATCGTGATGGCCAATCGGGCGCGCGGCGAGGCAGCGCTGGAAGCCGGCGGGCGGCAATACACCCTGCTGTTGACGCTGGGCGCGCTGGCGGAGATCGAGGACGGGTTGGGGCTGGACGACCTGTCCCAGGTCGGGGCGCGGCTGGCGCATACCCGCGCCGCGGATCTGGCGATCGTGGCGGCGGCGCTTTTGCGCGGCGGCGGGCACGACATGTGCCCGGCCGAGGTGCTGCGGCTGCCCTGCGACCTGGGGGCGCTGGTGCGCGCCGTCACCGCCGCGTTCGAGGCCGCCGGTCTGGTCGCGGAGGCGAATGGGGACGCCATCCCTTTTCCTGGAGCGAGCTGATGGCGCTGGGGCTGGGGCGCCTGCGGCTCGCGCCCCGCGATTTCTGGGCGCTGTCGCTCAGCGAATGGCGCGCGCTGGCCCTTGGCCATTTCGGCCGCGCCCAGCCGGCGATGACGCGCGGCGACCTTAACGCACTGATGAAGGCCTATCCTGATGGCGAATGATACGGTGAACACCTCGCTGGCCGCCGCGGGCCAGGCGCTGAACGACTTCGTCGCCGGCCCGGTGAACGCCGCCGCCGGCAGCATAGAGCGGGCGGTGGATCGCAGTTTCAACGCTGTGGCGAATACCATTGCGCGGGCCGCGCTGTCGGGCCGCCAGTCGATCTCCGCCCTGACGGCGTCGGTGCTGGCCGATTTCGACCGCATCGCCGTCAGCCAGTTCATCGTCAAGCCGGTGGAGAATCTGGTCTCCTCGGTGGTGGGCTCGATCCTGCCCGTGGCGGGGGCGCGCGCGGCGGGCGGGCCGGTGGCGGCGGGCCAGACCTATCTGGTGGGCGAAAAGGGGCCCGAGCTGTTCACGCCACCCAGCGACGGCGCCATCACGCCCACTGCGGCGCTGCGCCGCGCCAGCGTGACGGTCAACATCAACACGCCCGACGCGCAGAGCTTCCTGAAATCGCGCAGCCAGGTAGCGGCGATGCTGGCGCGAGCTGTGGCGCAAGGGAATCGCAATCTATGAATTTCCACGAAATCAGCTTTCCGCTGGCCATCGCCTTCCATTCCACCGGCGGACCGGTGCGGCGAACCGAGATCGTCGCGCTGGGCAGCGGCCATGAGGAGCGCAACGCCACCTGGGCAGGATCGCGCCGCCGCTTCGATGTCGGCTCGGGCCTGAAAAGCCTGGACGACATTCATGCCCTGATCGCCTTCTTTGAGGCGCGCATGGGGCGTCTTTACGGCTTTCGCTTCAAGGATTTCAGTGATTGGAAAAGCTGTGCCCCGGCGGCAGATATCAGCCCGCTGGACCAGAATATCGGCACCGGAGACGGCAGCGTGACACAGTTTCAGCTCACCAAGACCTATGCCTCGGGCGTGGGAAGCTGGACGCGCACCATCGCCAAGCCGGTCGACGGCGGGGTGCGGGTGGCGGTGGACGGCAGCGAGGCCTCTTCCGGCTGGGCTTGCGATGCCGCCACCGGGATCGTGACATTCGATAGCGCGCCCGCATCCGGCGCGGCGGTCACGGCCGGCTTTGCCTTCGATTGCCCTGTGCGGTTCGACAGCGACGTGCTGTCCATCAACCTGGCGAATTTCGCGGCGGGGGAAATTCCCTCGATCCCGCTGGTCGAGGTGCTGCTGTGAAGACGCTTCCCGATGGAATGCAGGCCCACCTTGATGGCGGCGCCACCACCCTGTGCTGGTGCTGGCAACTGACCCGCCGCGACGGCGTGGTGCAGGGCTTCACCGACCACGACCGCGATATCAGCTTCGATGGTGTGACCTTCGGCGCGGTCAGCGGCTTCACCGCCAGCCAGATCGAATCCAGCCTGGGCCTGGCGGTGGACAATCTGACCCTGACCGGTGCGCTGTCGTCGGCGACACTGAACGAGGCCGACCTGGCCGCGGGGCTTTACGACAATGCCGCGATCCGCATCTGGCGGACCAACTGGGCCGACACCGGCCAGCGCGTGCTGATGCGGTCCGGCACCCTCGGCGAGGTGACGCGCAATGGCGGCACGTTCCAGGCGGAGATTCGCGGGCTGGCGCAGGCGCTGAACCAGCCGGCCGGGCGGGTGTTCGGACATCTGTGCGACGCCGATCTTGGCGATGGCCGCTGCGGCATCGCCATCAGCGCCGCCGATGGCACGGTCGCCACGGCCTATGACGCACGGCGCTGCTCGGCGAGCGGGCTGGACGGTTTCACGGGTGGCTGGTTCACGGGCGGCAAGCTCGCCTTCACCAGCGGCGCCAATGCCGGGCGCGCCATGGAGGTCAAGCGCCATGCCGTGTCCGCCGGCATCGTCACCATCGAACTGTGGCAGGCGATGAGCGATCCGGTGGCGGCGGGGGATGCGTTCACCGTGACGCCCGGCTGCGACAAGCAGTTCACGACCTGCAGGAGCAAGTTTTCCAACGCCGTGAATTTTCGCGGCTTTCCCTTCATGCCCGGCAACGACTCGGTACTGGCCGCGCCCGCCGCCGGCCTGCCCATGGATGGCGGCAGCCGCTATGGCAACTGACATCGTAACGGTGGCGCGCGGCTGGATCGGCACGCCCTATCAGCACCAGGCCAGCCTGAAAGGCGTGGGCTGCGACTGCCTGGGCCTGCTGCGCGGGGTGTGGCGCGAACTCTATGGCGAAGAACCCGAGGACGTGCCCGCTTACACGGCCGACTGGGCGGAAGGATCGCCGGCCCAGACCTTGCGCGACGGGCTGGCGCGGCATCTGAGGGCGATACCGCCCGCGG